GACTGTTAATCGTAGGGTCCCTGGTTCGAATCCAGGAGGGGGAGCCACGCCTCCGTAGCTCAGCTGGATAGAGCAACGGTTTTGTAAACCGTAGGTCGTCGGTTCAAGTCCGACCGTGGGCTTGAGGGTAAGCCTCTGTTATATCCTTGAGGTATATTACGCTTACTCCATCATCCTCTGGTAGTCTATTGGTAAGGACGGGTGGACAACACACATGGAAACTAGGTTCGATTCCTAGACAGAGGAACAAGTCGGTATGGCGGAATTGGTAGACGCGCTGGGTTTAGGTTCCAGTGTCTTTATGACGTGGAGGTTCAAGTCCTCTTACCGACATCGAATTTTAAATTCGATTAAATAAAACAGAAGTTGATGCTATCATGTCACTTATCTCACAGCAAGATCGCCAAATGGTTATTGAGGCACTTGAATTTTACATTGAAGATATGAAAAAGAATAACTGCAATGAAGCAGCAATCTATTCTTACAATACTCTCTTAAATTGGATTAATCTAGAATACTATAAGAATGAAAATTAATCTCTGGTATTGCGAAGAAATGAAACAGTGGCGTTGGACCTTAACTGATAGTCGCCGTCCCATTTGTCGGCAAGAATCAGGGCAACAACCTTTCCTTAGAGATGCAATGAATGATGTTGCCAATACTGTGGAATATATGTTACAATGCACTCAACACGAGTAAGGGGGATTAGCTCAGTTGGTAGAGCACCTGCTTTGCAAGCAGGCTGTCAGGAGTTCGAGTCTCCTATTCTCCATTCAATTATCTGTTAGTATTCTCAAACAGTGAGAATATAAGATAACCCTAATACCAATATTCCAAAATAATTTCTTAATCATTGATTATAATGTGTCAACTATATACATTATTATCTCAAGGTAAGTCTCATGGATACCAAAACTTGTCCCAAATGTGGGGCGTGTTGGATTGGTGGGCAACACTTCTGGTCTGGAACAAACAAAAAAGGAAATGAAACAGAACTTGCTTCCTTAGTTTGCGACAGATTTGGAGATGACACATGTATTAATCCTGCACATGGAACTACGGATGGTAAGGGATGGGAAGAGAGAATGGGAACTCTTCAAGCATTAGAAAAAGACATAGAGAGATACATGAATGACTAATTTTTATATTTTAACTATTCTCCTTGCTATTTTAATAGCATATGCTGGACTAGAAGAAACTTTAAAGATCGTTTATTACATTGAACTCCAAATAAAAATCACATATATAAAGATGATTTCACTTCCAATCAAGTGGAAGTTGGAGAAAGACCTTGATATACCCAGGAATTATCTGAAAGATATTTGCAGTGTTGTTGACAGGTCATAACCACTCTGCTATAATTACACCACAAGCGGGCATGGTGTAGTGGTAACATCTGAGCCTTCCAAGCTCCAGTCACGGGTTCGAGTCCCGTTGCCCGCTTGGTAAACTGATATACTATCATGGAAAGGAAAGTTTACCCCCCTGAATTCTACAAAGAGATTATTACTTATTTCAAATGGTTGGAGACATCAAATCGATCACTTTATCAGATGGAACGACGTTCGAGTGGACCGAAACACAAGAACTGATTGATTTTCAAAATAAATATGGTAAAACGACAAATCAAAAATTACACGGAACAACCGATCAAAACAACGCCCGAGAACGTACTGGAAGCTAACTTAGGTCTTTTTCATGCTAAAATGACTGTACCAGCAGCAGCAAAACACTGCGGTATGTCACAGAAAGAAATGAAGATGACATTTAGAGAATTTCTCAAGTATCATCCTGCTACTTTTAATCAAGAAAACTCTTGATTTTTTGGGCGATTAGCGCAGCGGTAGCGCAGTTGCTTTACACGCAATTGGTCGGGGGTTCGAATCCCTCATCGCCCATTTAAGAACATGTTAAAAATTCAATGCAAGTCATGTGGTGTGGAACTTGAATCTCACCCAACTAAAACAAAGTGCTGTGGATGTTCAAATATGACATCCATTAGAAATGAAGTGATTTCTGCCAATGATCTGTCATATGTACTTTTGTTACAAGGCAATGACAAAAAATCTAGGACCAGTATACTTAGTAATGAAGACCTTGCTTATCAAGAGCAAAGGAAACAACGAAAAGTACGAAAACTAACTTACGAAGAAAGATGATCAACCTTCATCAACTGTTCAACCATTATCTAAATACAGACAAGACAATTGATTTGCAAGATGTCAACGAACGTATTGTGAGTTATGGTTGGTGTGATGATGGAAAGGATCTTACAGGATACTATATCTTGACAGAAAACTTCGAGTTGGTGTATGATATGCAAGGTCAATTCAGGCATAAGGTTCCTAGAGAATCTTATGCTTGCCTAAAGACTTCAAACTAAATATTGGAAGGGTGGTCGAGTGGTTTAAGGCTCTAGTCTTGAAAACTAGCGATGTGAGAGCATCCGTGGGTTCGAATCCCACCCCTTCCGCTTAGATTCACTCTAATCTAAAATGTTTCATCTAGTAGAAACCTTAGCAGCAAGCCCATGGTGGATTGGTCTTCTCGGAGGAGGCTTGATTATTCCACCAATCATTGGTATAATGCTCATACACAAAACAAAATAACGGAACGTAGCTCAGTTTGGTAGAGCATCCGCTTTGGGAGCGGGCGGTCGTAGGTTCAAATCCTATCGTTCCGACTTGAAATATCAATTTCAAATTATGAAAAAGTTTACTGTAGAAGAATTCCAATCTGATTTTGATAATCTCATGGAAAGAGTAGAGAATGGTGAGTCATTTATTATCACCAACGATGATGGAAAAGAGTGTTTAATTATTCCTTATAAATTATATAAGGAAGTCGAAGACAGTGTTTCCTACCTTACAAATCATGATGACGGTTGCTAATCAATGGAATTAAAAGATTACATCAAAACATACAATGCATTCTCTCAAGATGAATGTGCAGAAATAATCGAGTATTACGAAAAAAATAAAGATAGGCAAATCCGCTCTCAAACATATTCTGGAGTTGGAAATTATGATCAAACTGAATCATCATCAAGAACATCTAAACAAGTAGATGTTACATATGGAGATGATATAGATTATATAATTTCCAATAAAATATCTTCATATTTTATTGAATATCATTTTGATCTTAAAAAAAAGTACAAAGAAGTTTACGCTTCTGATGATGATTATGACCCAGTAGATTATTTGTTATCAGATCTAGAATATGTTGATGAGGGATATTCTATTGTTAAATATGATAGTGATAGAGGATACTTTGATTGGCATTTTGATAGAATTGATGGGGACGCACTTAAGACAAGAAGGGTCTTTAGTTGCATCATTTATTTAAATGATAATTTTGAAGAAGGAGAAACAGATTTTAAATTTTTAAAAATTAAACCAGAGACGGGTAAAATATTATTTTTTCCTTCGCATTGGCAATATGTACATAAGGGTTGTGTTCCTATAGACGGCAACAAGTATGTAATTACTACTTGGTTGCATTTTAAGGATAATGAAAATATGACAATCGCAAATCACATATGATATTAATAACTGGAGCTGCAGGATTTATAGGCAGTAATTTCTTACATTACATTCACAAAAGAACTGATGAAGAAATAGTCATCGTAGATAGTCTTACATATGCATCCGATATTAAATTTATCGATAAACTAATAGACTCTCAGAGGATAAAGTTTATCAATATTGATATATCAGATGAAGCACTAGTTGATGAACTATTTGTTTCTTATAAGCCAAAAACAGTATTTCACTTTGCAGCAGAAAGTCATGTAGATTCTTCGATCAAAAACTACAGACCTTTCATTCAAGCAAACATTCTAGGAACAATCAATCTACTTAATGCAAGTAGAGATGTAGTTGATAAATTCCATCACATTTCTACTGATGAAGTCTATGGATCTTTGGAGTATGATGATACAGACATCTTTAAAGAAACCACACCATACAATCCTAGGAATCCATACTCAGCAAGTAAAGCAGCATCTGATCACTTTGTAAAGACTTGGCATAATACTTATGGTATTCCTTATGTCATTACAAACTGCTCAAATAACTATGGTCCTAGGCAGCACCTCGAAAAATTAATTCCACTAACAATCAACAATGCCATAGCAGATAGAAAAACATATATGCACGGCGGCGGTGAGCAGATTAGAGATTGGTTATATGTCACTGATCACTGTGAAGCGATCTGGACAATTCATGAACAAAAGATTCTTAACGATCAATTTAATATTGGAGGATCGTGTGAAAAGCAGAATATCGAAGTTGTAAAAGACATTCTTGATATTCTCGGTAAACCACATTCTCTCATCGGTGTTACTGAAGATAGACCAGGGCATGACAAACGATATGCTATGGATCATTCTAAACTAACAAATGCGACTGGTTGGAAACCATCAGATAGGTGGTTAGAAAATATAAATTCAACCGTACAATGGTATTTGTCTAGATATTATGCGACTGTCAATGTGCCACTTTAAAAACTGGTTCCATTGACAAGGCAAGCAATCCATCCTATAATTACAAGGTAATTCAAAACAGCAATGAGTCGTTCAACTTTTACTAGTAAGTTTCGCTCCAATCTGAGCGTTCTTCGTAAAGCAGTCGAAGGGTCTGTAGAACTGGACCATCAATATCCTAAGATTTATCAGAAAGTTTACCGCTATTACCAAGACGCAGGTATTCAACTTTATAATGAACCTGAAGACGATTATGAAATCGTTATCGATTGTATCGCAGAAGATCTTGAGGCGGCAGGAGTTATCTGATGACCAAAGTTCTTCTTGAGAGAGAAGGATACCGTTTCGTTCAGTCTGGTATTATCGAACTTAATGGTATGCCAGACTATCGAATGCAAAAACAAAACGAGTATACCAAACGCTGGAATGACATTTATTTGTTTGACAATGGTTTACAGTGTACTACTGCAATGGAAGATATTGAGTATGCGAAATGGTTAGATCCTGACCGCGTACCCTGTTATATTAAAGATGATGGTTATGATGATTGATAGTCTCGGAATGACTTAAAACTTGCCCTGGTCGGGAACCCCCCCTTTAACAATGGAAGATACAAAACTTAAATCTATAAAATTTATTGCCCTTAACGGCGCACTCAATACTGCGATTGATCTTTTAGAGAAAAATACAGATTGGGTTGATGAAATTGACTATCTTAAAAAACTGAATATCAGAGTGTTAGAACATTACTTGGAACTAACAAAAGTTTCCTAGTTCTTAAAACTAGGTGGTGGAGTCAACATGACCCTCTACGTCCTCGTCGGATTGGACTTTAAATATGCCGACTGGTGCGGATGGGGTTTATAACTCCCGCCGAGTTTCCAATTTTCTCGTAATCAAAATTGGTGGCGAGCCTGAGTTACATAAGGTGGGTTGCATAAACCCACCTTTTTTACTATAATACATACTACAGACATTATTAATTTGTATGGAACAATTTAAGAAAACGGCATTAGTTCTCGGTGCTGGTGGTTTTATTGGAAGTCATATGGTCAAACGTTTGAGGTCAGAGGGATATTGGGTTCGTGGTGTTGATCTTAAATATCCAGAGTTCTCTGTATCAGAAGCAAACGAATTCATCATTGGAGATCTTCGTGATGTAGATTTTGTTAGACGTGTTCTTGAATTTAAAGGATGGCAGGGTAACTTCTATAATTCCGTTCCTTATCGATACATCGAAACCTTTGATGAGATCTACCAATTTGCCGCTGACATGGGTGGTGCTGGTTTCGTCTTTACTGGTGAAAACGATGCAGATATTATGCATAACTCTGTAACGATTAATCTTAACGTTCTTGAGATGCAACGTGAGATGAATGAATCTAAGGGAGTTAATGCTACTAAGATTTTCTATTCTGGATCTGCTTGCATGTATCCAGAGCACAACCAATTGGATCCTGATAATCCAGACTGCCGTGAAGAATCCGCTTACCCCGCTAACCCCGACTCAGAATATGGATGGGAAAAACTCTTCTCAGAAAGATTGTACTTGGCTTATAATCGTAATCATGGCATACCAGTTAGGATTGCTCGTTACCACAATATCTTTGGTCCCGAAGGAACCTGGGATGGTGGAAGAGAGAAAGCACCAGCAGCAATCTGTCGAAAGGTAGCACAACTTCCAGAAGTAGGTGGATCGATTGAAGTTTGGGGCGATGGTGAACAGACAAGATCGTTCCTGTATATCGATGAATGTATTGAAGCAACCCGCCGTCTGATGGATTCTGACTTTATGGGACCAGTTAATATTGGTTCAGAAGAGATGGTCCGTATCAATGAACTCGTAGACATTACTGCACGGGTCGCTGGCAAAGCAGTTCAGAGGCGTCATAAACTAGACGCTCCCCTTGGAGTTCGCGGTCGTAACTCTAATAACGATCTTATCCGCGAGAAACTTGGTTGGGATTATTCGCAATCACTTGAAGAAGGTATCCGCAAAACCTACGCTTGGATCGAATCCCAAATTAAAGTTCCTGCTGCTGTTTGATAATGTCATTTTCTGTTTATGGTGCCACTGGTTTTATCGGTGGCACTTTTTGCTCCATGTTTCCAACCCAAACAATACGAATCGATCGGGGGCAAAGAACTCCGATGTCGAAAGATATTTTATACTTTATTAGTACAACTCACAATTATAATGTATTTGATAACATTACGTTGGATGTGAAGACTAATTTGATGGTATTATGTGAAGTTCTTGAGCGTTGTAAAGATGAGAATGTTACTTTTAATTTCATCAGTTCTTGGTTTGTCTATGGTGAAAACGAAAGTCCAGTAGCAGAAACTGCAATTTGTAAACCAACTGGTTTCTACTCAATCACTAAAAAGGCAGCAGAAGATTTGATTATTTCTTTCTGCAAAACCTTTGGTGTTAAGTATAGAATTCTTCGTCTATGTAATGTATTGGGTAATGGTGATAATTCTTTCTCACTGCAAAAGAATGCTATTACTGGTATGATTGAATTGATGAAGAATAATAGAGAAGTTAAATTATATAATGATGGCGGTGACATTAGAGATATTATGCATGTTAAGGATGTTTGCCGTGCCATCCATTTAATCATTACGGAAGGAGAGGAGAATGAAATATACAATGTTGGTAGTGGACAACCGACTAGAGTTGGTGATATAATCAATAAAGCGAAAGAGTTGTTGGGTTCCCAATCAGTTATTACTTCCATCCCAACACCCAAGTTTCACTCTATAGTTCAAACTAAAGATTTCTACATGGATACATCTAAGTTAAAGTCTTTAGGTTTTGAGCAAACAATTACATTAGATGACATCATCCAAGAGTTATGCAAGAACTGATTAAGAATTTTATTTCAAACGCCAGAGAACAAGACCTAGATTTATTTGCGTACCTTGCAAATAAAAAATCTTTTGATCCATCAAAAGATACTGTATATTATAGTGGACCTTATTGGGATGATCAAGAAATCATCGCAATTATTGAGTCAGTTATGAAAGGCAAGTGGTTGCCTGCAGGTGAAAAGGTTAATCGTTTTGAGCAAGAGTTTTCTAAAAAGTTTGGATTTGATAAATCCATCATGGTCAACTCAGGTTCATCTGCTAACCTCGTAATGCTTGCTGCTCTAAAGAAGTATTATGGATGGCAAGATGGTGATGAAATCATTGTTTGTTGCTGTGGGTTTGCTACAACGATTGCACCCATCGTTCAGAATGGTTTGAAACCAGTTTTTGTTGATATCACTTGGGATGATCTCAACTGGAACATTGATCAAATTGCAGCAAAGATTACTCCCAAAACTAGAGCAGTATTCTCTTCTCCAGTTTTAGGCAATGCTTACGATCTTGAGTATTTGCTTGATATTTGTGAGACAAATAATATTCATTTGATCTCTGACAATTGCGATTCTCTTGGAAGCACTTACAAAGGCAATTATCTGACAACATATTCCGTTGCAGCATCTTGTTCTTTCTATCCTGCTCACCACATTTCTACTATGGAAGGTGGCATGGTTTCTTCCAACATTCCTGAGATTGTCGATCTTGCCCGTAGTTTTGCATGGTGGGGTCGCGGTTGCTGGTGTGTTGGTGCCCAAAACAAACTTCCCAATGGTGTCTGTGGTAAGAGGTTTGATAATTGGTTGGGCGAAGATATTGGCATCGTCGATCATAAGTATGTCTTTGGAGTTGCTGGTTATAATCTAAAACCACTTGACATGCAAGGTGCAGTTGGTTCTGTTCAACTCAATAAGTTTGATGAGATACATTCTCTTCGTAGGAAAAATAAAGAAGCATTCCATGAAATTTTTGAAATGCTTGATGGTGTGAGAGTTGTTGGTGAACGGGAAGATGCAGAGACTAGTTGGTTTGGCGTACCAATTATCTGTAAAGATAAGCAGCAAAAGACAGCACTAGTTAAACATCTAGAAGATAATAGAGTTCAAACAAGAAATTATTTTGCTGGAAACATTCTTCAGCACCCTGGATATCGTCACCTTGATGACGCAACTAAATACCCACAGGCAAATCAAGTATTGGACAAGGTGTTTTTTGTAGGTTGTTCACCTACCATCACTGAAGAAATGATTGATTACGTCGAACAAGTTGTTAGTGATTTTGCAAATGGCTAAAAAGAAAATTACAGTATTAGGATCATCGGGTCAGATCGGAGAATATCTGACTGAGTATTTGAAGAGTAAGGGGCACACAGTTTTTGAGTTTGACAAAGTAAATGGTCCTATAGAAGATCTTACTGTCATTCCAAATCCTATTCTTGAGCAAAAAATTGCTGCATCAGATTTTGTGTTCTTTCTTGCTTTTGATGTT